GGATCAGGATATGTGGTAGGAGATGTATTAAATGTTTCAGGTGGTGGAAGCAATGCTACTATTACAGTATCTTCATTAAGCGTGCCTGGATAGTAAAAAGATTTTAAAATAAGTAAATATATAAATAACAAACAATTAACAAATAATAATTAAACAATGGCAACAACTTATGCAGTAATAAATTTGTCTGATACAAACGCTATTTTGTTCAGTCAAGTAAATCAGTCTTCTGCTCAAACTATGAGAAGAAATGTAGCTAACACGCAGGGTGTTTTGTCTTATCAGGTAGAGCCAAGCTTTATTACTAACGGTTCGTTGGTGCCTGTTCAGACTTATGATCACGCTGGTATCTTAGCTTTGCTAGCCACTCCAGAGTGGACACCGGAAGATCCTGAGTAAAAAAATAAAATCAATTTAATTTAATCAAATGAAAGTAAAAGAAGAAGAACTTAAAACAATAAAAGATCAACAAGAGAAAATAAATTCAATACTACATCAACTAGGTTATTTAGAAAGCCAAAAGCATGGACTGTTACATGAGTTAGCAGGTGTTAACCAAGATGTAGAAGAATTTAAAAGTAAGCTTGAAGAAGAATATGGTGCTATCAATATTAATTTAGAAGATGGTACTTATACAGAAATAAAAGAAGAAGAAGAGGAAGAAGTAGCGGTAAGTCATGTCTAATGTAATACGTAAGATCAGTATTGGATCTGACTACAAGAACGATGCAATGCATTATTCTGTAGGTCAAGAAGTATATGGTGGACATAACATTTGTGATATATTATTTAGTGACAAAGATCATTCATATAATATTTATATAACTAAAAACAAAGAGATACTACCTTGGAAAAAGTTTAATCGCAATATGGCAGTTTCTGTAGAGTACGATTTAAATTATTAATGAAAAGCATATATTCATTTATTATCAAACCAAAGGAAGAAAGGTATGATAATATAAGAAAAGTAGATGATAAAACACTTATCATTAATACTAATATTGAAGATCACAGATTTGTTAGTAAAAAAGCTGTAGTTGTTTCTACTCCTGCAGCTTTTGATACCGATATAAAAGTAGGTGATGAAGTATATGTTCATCACAATATATTTAGACGGTGGTATGATATGCGCGGCAATGAGAAAAACTCTGCTACGTTTTTTAAAGATGATTTATACTTTGCGTACCCTGAACAAATATATATGTACAACCTTAAACCACATTTAGAGTATTGTTTTGTTTCACCAATAAAAGAAATAAACACTCTAATAAACAAAAAAGAAAAAGAGCATTTTGGTATATTAAAATACTCTAATAAGTCGTTAGAACGCGTAGGATTAAATCCTGGAGCGCTTGTAGTATTTACACCATACTCAGAGTTTGAGTTTATTATAGAAGGTGAGCGACTTTATTGTATGAAATCTAATGATATAGCTATAACCCATGAATACGAAGGAAACGAGGAAGAATATAATCCAAGCTGGGCGAAAAGCAGTTGATGAGTTAATTAAAGTGGCTGAAGAGAAAATCATCACACATACTGATGATGATGTATCTGCAGACCGCCTTAAAAATGCTGCAGCAACTAAAAAGCTTTGTATTATGGATGCTTTTGAAATACTACAACGTATTGAAGAAGAAGAAGCTATATTAACTGGTAAAACTGTAGAAAAGAAAGAAGAGAGAAGTTTTAAAGGTTTTGCTGAAGGGAGGAGTAAGTGAGTTACGAGCAGACGCTTTGGAGAGAAGTAAAAGATGTTATAAATCCTAAATACCTTAAAAAACAAAATAGGTATAAGAAATGGGAGTATGGTTACAATAAAGAATATGATTTTATTTGTATAAGTAAAACAGGTAAAATTGGACAGATCATTGAGATACAAAACTTACGCATTGCTTTACCAGCAGAAGATGAATGCTATAAACGAAGCGAAGATAAAAAGAAACAATACTGGGAAAAATTTGAATATCCGAAAGAATTACAAAGGATAAAAACTAGATTTGACTGGGAAGAATATCCTACAGATTTTAAAGAAAAGTGGTACGATTATATAGATGAAGAATTTAGAAGACGTGAAACTGGTTTTTGGTTTAGTAACAACGGCAATAGCACTTATATTACTGGTACTCATTACATGTACTTGCAGTGGTCAAAGATTGACGTTGGTGCACCCGATTATAGAGAAGCAAACAGATTATTCTTTATATTCTGGGAAGCTTGTAAAGCAGATAACAGATGCTACGGGATGTGCTACCTTAAAAACAGACGGTCTGGTTTCTCCTTTATGTCATCAGCAGAACTTGTTAACTTGGCAACGATCTCAAGTGATTCAAGATTTGGTATACTCTCCAAAACAGGAGCTGATGCAAAGAAAATGTTTACAGATAAGGTTGTACCAATATCCGTTAACTATCCGTTTTTCTTCAAGCCAATACAAGATGGTATGGACCGGCCAAAAACTGAACTGGCATATCGTGTTCCGGCATCGAAACTTACTAGAAGAAAACTTGAAGAGAATATTAAGTCTTTAGACATACAAGGTCTTGATACAACTATTGACTGGAAAAATACAGGTGATAACTCTTACGATGGTGAAAAGTTAAAAATATTAGCACACGATGAAAGTGGTAAGTGGGAAAGACCTGATAACATATTAAATAATTGGAGAGTTACAAAAACTACATTAAGGCTAGGATCAAGGATTGTAGGTAAATGTATGATGGGCTCAACATCAAATGCTTTAGACAAAGGTGGAGAAAACTTCAAAAAACTTTACTACGCTTCAGACGTTACAAAAAGAAATAGAAATGGACAGACATCTTCTGGACTCTACTCTTTGTTCATACCTATGGAATGGAACTACGAAGGATTCATGGATTCTTTTGGACTTCCTGTATTCACAACGCCAAAAGATAAAGTCCTCGGAGCTGATAATGTCCCAGTTGAAACAGGGGTTATCGAGCACTGGGAAAACGAAGTTGATGGATTAAAAGGTGATAGTGATAGTTTAAATGAATACTACAGGCAGTTTCCAAGAACAGAGCAACACGCTTTTAGAGATGAAACTAAAAATAGTTTATTTAACTTAACTAAGATATACGCACAAATAGATTACAACGAAGAAATGCGTAATGTTGCCAATGTGACTAGAGGTAGTTTCATGTGGCAAGCAGGTGTAAAAGATACGAGAGTTATATTTAACCCTCACAAAGATGGTAGGTTTCTAATATCTTGGGTACCACCTAAAAGTTTACAAAACCGAGTGATTATAAAAAATGGAGCGAAATACCCTGGAAATGAACACGTTGGTGCGTTTGGTTGTGACAGTTATGACATATCAGGCACTGTTGACGGTAAAGGATCTAATGGTGCGCTTCATGGACTTACAAAGTTTTCAATGGAAGACGCTCCTCCAAACCACTTTTTCTTAGAATATGTAGCAAGACCACAAACTGCTGAAATATTCTTTGAAGATGTTCTTATGGCTTTAGTATTTTATGGTATGCCAATACTAGCAGAGAATAATAAGCCAAGGCTTTTATATTATTTAAAGCGAAGAGGTTACCGCGGTTATAGCATGAACCGACCTGATAAAATATGGAATAAATTATCACCAACAGAAAAAGAAATAGGTGGTATACCAAACACAAGTGAAGATATTAAGCAAGCACACGCGGCTGCTATAGAAAGTTATATAGAAGAATATGTAGGTCAAAACGAATATGGTTTTGGCGATATGTATCATCAAAAAACATTAGAAGACTGGGCTAAGTTTGATATAAACAATAGAACAAAATACGATGCTTCTATTAGTTCTGGCCTAGCTATTATGGCATGTAATAAAAACAGATATGTGCCAATAGCACAAAGACAAACTAAGTCTATTAATTTAGGTATAAAAAGATATGACAATACTGGTTATGTTTCAAAAATAAAATAAATGAGTATAATTCCAAATGCAAATCCAAACAGTTCTTTTCCTAGCCAGGTAGTACCTGATGCTGAAAAAGCTACTTATGACTACGGTTTAAGAGTTGGTAGAGCAATAGAATCAGAGTGGTTTAGAAATGATAGAGGTTGGTATGATAGATTTAATACTAACTATAATAATTTCCATAGACTTAGGTTATATGCTAGAGGTGAACAATCAGTACAAAAATATAAAGATGAATTATCTATTAACGGTGATTTAAGTTATTTAAACTTAGACTGGAAGCCAGTACCAGTTATACCTAAGTTTGTTGATATTGTAGTCAATGGTATGTCTCAAAGAAACTACGATATAAAAGCTTATGCTCAAGACCCTGAGTCTATAATGAAGAGAACAGCTTATGCTGAAGCTCTTCAAAGAGACATGATGCAAAAAAATATTATAAACCAAATAAAACAAGTTACAGGTTTAGATGTATCAAAATCTCAAGGTGTTGGATTAGAGTTAGAAAATGAAGAAGATTTACAGTTACATATGCAGATGAATTATAAAGAGTCTGTTGAAGTAGCTGAAGAAGAAGTAATAAACCAAATATTAGATTATAATAGATATGACTTAATTAGACGTAGATTAAATTATGATTTAACTGTACTTGGTATTGCAGCTGTTAAAACTAGATTTGACAGAACAAATGGTATTAAAGTTGAATATGTAGATCCATCATCATTAGTTTACTCATATACTGAAGATCCAAACTTCGATGATTTATATTATGTAGGTGAAGTAAAAAATATATCTTTACCAGAACTTAAAAAGCAGTTTCCGTATTTAACACCTGCTGATATAGAAGAAATACAAAAGTATCCTGGTAATCAAAACTATACTAGAAACTGGAGTGGTAGATACGACGATCAAACTGTACAAGTACTTTATTTTGAATATAAAACTTACACTAATCAAGTATTTAAAATAAAAGAAACTTCTTCAGGACTTGAAAAAGCATTAGAAAAACAAGATACATTTGTAGACGCACCTGAAACTGATAGCTTTAAAAAAGCGTATAGATCAATAGAAGTATTATATAGTGGAGCTAAAATATTAGGGCATGAGAAAATGCTTAAGTGGGAAGTAGCTGAAAATATGACAAGACCTTTTGCTGATACTACTAGAGTTAATATGAGCTACAATATAGTAGCGCCTAGATTATATAAGGGTCGTATAGAGTCAATCGTAAGCAGAATAACTACTTTTGCTGATATGATACAGCTTACGCATTTAAAACTGCAACAGGTAATGTCTAGGATGGTTCCTGATGGTGTATTTATGGATGTTGATGGCTTAGCAGAAGTTGATCTTGGTAATGGTACAAACTATAATCCAGCTGAGGCATTAAACATGTATTTCCAAACTGGTAGTATCGTAGGTAGATCAATGACGCAAGATGGTGGTATGAATCCAGGTAAAGTACCTATACAAGAATTAGCCACATCAAACGGTTTAGGTAAAATACAAAGTTTAATACAGACTTATGAGTATTACCTTAAAATGATAAGAGATGTGACCGGACTTAATGAAGCTAGAGATGGAAGTACTCCAGACAAATATGCTTTAGTTGGTTTACAAAAACTAGCAGCTGCTAATAGTAACACTGCTACAAGACACGTATTACAATCTAGTTTGTATTTAACATTAAAAGCTTGTGAAAATATATCATTAAGAGTTGCTGATGCTTTAATGTTTCCTATGACTAAACAGTCTCTTATGTCTAGTATATCTAGGTATAATGTAGGTACATTAGAAGAATTAGCTAACTTAAACATACATGATTTTGGTATATTCTTACAGTTAGAACCAGATGAAGAAGAAAAACAAGTATTAGAGCAGAATATACAAATAGCTTTACAAGCTGGACAAATAGATCTTGAAGATGCTATAGATATAAGAGAAGTTAACAACTTAAAGTTAGCTAATCAAATGTTAAAAAAGCGTAGAAAAGATAAAGCAGAAAGAGATCAGCAAGCTCAACAGGCTAATATACAAGTTCAAGCACAAGCAAATGCACAAGCTAGTGAAGCAGCGGCTTTAGCCGAAACACAAAAGCAACAGGTATTAACAGAGCAAAAGATGCAACTTGAAAAAGCTAAATCTGATTTTGAAATACAAAAAATGGAGAGAGAAGCTCAAATTAAACAACAGTTAATGGAACTTGAGTTTAATTTTAATATGCAACTTGCTCAAGCTCAAGGTCAAGCTAAAAGAGATACTGAAGTTTTCAAAGAAGATAGAAAAGACGAAAGAACTAAAATTCAAGCAACTCAACAATCAGAGTTAATTGATCAAAGGAAAAACGATTTATTACCAAAAAACTTTGAATCCGCAGGTAATGATGCAATGGGCGGATTTGGTCTAGAGCAATTTACGCCTAGATAATTATTAACTATTATATTATATTATGTCAGAAGAAGTAAAACAAGAGGGTGACTTTAAAATTAAGAAAAAACCAGGTCGTCCTAGAAAACTAGCTTCTCAAAAAGAGAAAGCAATAAAAGTAAATTTAAGTAAAAAAGAAGAAGAAGATGCCGTTAAAGAGCAAAGCACAGATGAGGTATCTGTTCGCGGTGAATCCGGAACTAGCGAAGAAGTTTCTCAAGAAAACGTCGAAGAAACAACTGAAGAACTTACCGAAGAGAGTAAAGAAAAAGAAGAAAAAGTAATTCCAATACAAGAAGTTACTGAAGAAAAACCAGAGGAAACAGTTGTACAAGAAACAGTACAAGAACAACCAGTCGTAGAACAAAAACAACTTCCAGAGAATATAGAAAAGCTTGTAGCTTTTATGGAAGAAACTGGTGGAACCGTTGAAGACTATGTTAGAATTAATGCTGATTATTCAAACGTAGATAACAATACATTACTTAGAGAATACTACAAACAGACTAAACCACATTTAGATTCAGAAGAAATATCTTTTATTATGGAAGATAGTTTTTCATATGATGAAGAAGTGGATGAAGAGCGAGATATAAGAAAAAAGAAACTTGCTTATAAAGAAGAAATTGCAAAAGCCAAAAACTTTTTAGAAAGTTTAAAGAGTAAATATTACGACGAAATCAAGTTGAGGCCGGGCGTAACTCAAGAACAACAAAAAGCTATGGACTTTTTCAATAGATATAACGAAGAACAACAAGCTGTGCAACAACAGCATAATCGTTTTAAATCTAATACTAAAAACTTTTTTAACCAAGATTTCAAAGGTTTTGATTTTAATATTGGTGAAAAGAAGTTTAGGTATGGAGTTAATAACACAAGCGAAGTTGCAGATGCTCAATCTGATCTTACTAACCTAATCGGGAAGTTCTTAGATAATAAAGGTGAAGTTAAAGATTATAAAGGGTATCATAAAGCTATTTATGCAGCGCAAAATGTTGATACTATTGCTAATCATTTTTATGAGCAAGGCAAAGCCGATGCTGTTAAAGATATGATGGCAAAATCTAAAAATATAAGTAATGAACCAAGGACTACGTCCACCGGTGATGTATTTATAAACGGATTAAGGGTAAAAGCAGTTAACGGTGTAGACAGTTCTAAGTTAAAAATAAAAATAAAAAAATAAAACTTAAAATTTAAAAAAATGGCTTTAGATATAACTAATGCTCCAGGACTACTTCCACATCAGAAACAAGTTACTTTAGCTAGTAACTACATTTCTTTTAACGGTGGTAGTGGAACTGGTGACAGTGATACTTTTGCTCAACAATATCTTCCTGAGTTGTATGAAGCAGAAGTCGAGAGATTTGGTAACAGAACGTTACAGGGTTTCTTAAGAATGGTAGGCGCTGAAATGCCTATGTCATCTGATCAAGTAATTTGGTCTGAACAAAACAGGTTACACATTTCTTATGATGGTTGTACTAACAACCCTGGTGGTACTGTATTAGCAGTTCCATTAGAAGATGGAAAAGAGTGTGTAATTAGAATAGGTGCTACAGTGGTAATTTCTAATGGATTAAAAACTGTAAAAGCTAGAGTACACAACGTTGGTGCTGCTACAGGTGCTCCTGGATCTAGAACGTGTAACGTACACTATAGAACATATGGTGTTGCTGATGGTACTTCAATTCCAGACACTGCAGGAGTTTGTAAAATATTTGTTTACGGTTCTGAGTTTGAAAAAGGTACTAGCGGTATGGAAACATTCAATACTAGTGCTCATTCTACTAAGGCTGTTCAGCCTGATTTTACTCAATTTAGCAATAAGCCAATTATCCTTAAAGACTTCTACGAAGTTTCTGGATCTGATGCTGCTCAAATTGGTTGGGTTGAAGTTGCAACTGAAGACGGAACTTCTGGATACCTATGGTATTTAAAAGCTGAATCTGAAACTAGACTACGTTTTGAAGATTACTTAGAAATGAGTATGGTTGAAGCTGAAAAAACAGGAGCTGCTGGAACTGCTACAGTAGATGGTTCTGAAGGTTTATTCGCTGCTATTGAAGCAAGAGGAAACATTTATAACGACTTTGCTGGCCCTGCTGCTGCTGGTAATGGTGCGTTAGGTGATTTTGATGCTATCCTTAAACAATTAGATACACAAGGCGCTATTGAAGAAAACATGCTTTTCTTATCAAGACAAACAGCTCTTGATTTTGACGACATGATCGCTACTATGAATGGTGGTTTTGCAGGTTCTGTAGGTGCTAGAGGTGCTTCTTACGGTTTATTCAACAATGAAGAAGGCATGGCGTTAAACTTTGGTTTTGATGGTTTTAGAAGAGGTTCTTATGACTTCTATAAAACTGACTGGAAATATCTTAACGATGCTTCTACAAGAGGATTAACTGCTGATATTGATGGTGTATTAATTCCTGCTGGAACTTCTACGGTATATGATCAAATCATGGGTCAAAACATCAGACGTCCTTTCTTACATGTAAGATATAGAGCTTCTGAAGCTGATGATCGAAGAATGAAATCATGGGTAGTTGGTTCTGTTGGTGGAGCTTACACTTCAGGATTAGACGCAATGCAAGTACATTTCTTGTCTGAGAGATGTCTTTGTGTACAAGGCGCTAATAACTTTGTGTTATTTAAGTCTACTGTCTAATTAAGACAATAATAAGACCTCGCTTCGGCGGGGTCTTTATTAATTATTATATTATATTATATTATGGAAACAAAAGAAAAAACTCCTAAAGTAAAAAAGAATACTTGGGAAATAAAAGATAGATATTATCATCTTCTTGATGATATGTCACCATTAACATTTAGAATAAATTCAAGACATTCTGCAAGAAAACCATTAATGTGGTTTGATGAAGAAAAAGGTTACAATAGAGAACTTAGATATGCTACTAATCAAAAATCTTGCTTTGTAGATGAACAAGACGGTTTAGTTACATTAGGTCATATTGTTTTTAAAGATGGTGTACTAATGGTGCCAAAATCAGATATAGCTTTACAAAAATTACTTTCAATTTATCATCCAAACAAAGGTGTTCTTTATTCTGAAAAAGACGACGTACAAGAAGCTATAGATGATTTAGATTATTTAGAACTAGAAATAGACGCGTTAAATATAGCTAAGCAAATGGACGTTGATGATGCTGAAGCTATACTAAGAGTTGAACAAGGCTCTAGTGTATCACAAATGAGTTCTAAAGAACTAAAAAGAGATTTATTATTATTTGCTAGATCTAATGCAAGTTTGTTCTTAGAGTTAGCGAATGATGAAAACGTTGGTCTTAGAAACTTTGGTATAAAAGCTGCTGAAGCTAATATTATAAGTTTATCTCAAGATCAAAGAACTTTCTCTTGGGCTAGTAACGGTAGAAAACTAATGAACGTTCCTTTTGATGAAAACCCATACTCGGCTTTAGCCGCTTGGTTTAAAACTGATGAAGGTGTAGAAGTTTATAAGTCTATCGAGAAAAAGTTAAAATAACAAGTGATTATAATCACCAGGGGCCACGGTTGGTGGCCTCTTTTTTAAAATATTAAAAATGGCAATAAGCGTAGATACAGTATATAAAACCGTATTACTTATATTAAATAAAGAGCAAAGAGGTTATATGACCCCTGATGAATTTAATAAAATAGGTAGTCAAGTACAAAGAGAGATATTTGAAGCTTATTTTGAAGATTTAAATCAGCAACTACGTATACCACAGTCTGATGTAGAATATTCAGATCGTGTTGCCGTTACAGATGAAAAAATAGCAGAGTTTAAAACAGAAGCTACTGCTACATCAACAGGAGCAAATATATTTACACTACCTACAAATTTATATAGATTAGGATCTGCAGTTTACGAACCTGCAAATAAACTACCTGTAGAAATACAAAGAATAGGTAGAGCAGAATTTTACAACATAATAAAATCTCCTTTAACAGCTCCTGATACTTCATACCCATTATATCTGTATGAAGATAATAAACTAATAATATATCCTACTTCAATAACTGGTAAGGTAAAAGTTCAATATGTCAAAAAACCAGATGATATCCGTTGGGGTTATTATACTGGTAGTTTAGGTCAATTAATAAATGATCCAACTGTATATGGTGATGATTTATTAAACACTAATGGTAATTTATTTGGATCTATAACAACACAGACTAGTGGTGCTACACAAGGAACTTACACAGGTACAATAGGTGTTACACCTGGGTTTTCTACTAGTGGTAGTGGTACAGGCGCTAATATAACTGTTACAATAGACGCTTCTGGTGAAGCTTCGTCTATAACAATAAATACTCAAGGATCTGGTTATTCTGTAGGTGATACTATAACAGTTTCAGGTGTTGTTACTATTGGTTCTAACTTAGTTATAACATTACAAAGTACAGATTTTAATTCAGGAAGTACTTTTGGAACTATAGATTTTGGTTTGCATAATTCTGAAAGAACCGAAGCTATATTAAAAATATTATTATACCAAGGCGTGGTAATTAGAGATCCACAAATTGTACAAGTTGCTGCACAAAAAGTACAACAAGAAGAAGTAAACGAAAAATCATAATAAATGGCATTACTAACAGAGACTAACGCACAATACTACGCTGGACAACAAGATTTTGGCACGTTAACTTCAGGTCCTGGTTTACCAGTAACATTAACAGGTTGGGGTTTTAACACATTACCTGTTAGTGCTTTTGATTCTAGTGGTAATCAAATAGGATCAGTATCTAATTATGTTGTTTATTACGATAATGGAACTGGATATGTCGCGTTAAACGAAGACTGGTCATATATAGAAAATCATAACCAAATATTAGTAAGAAGTTTTGGTAGTGGTTATAATGGTAAGTTTTATGTACAGTTAAAACAATTTGCTATAAGTAATAACTACGGTAGTTATGAATATATTACTCTAGGTGATATTATAAATAACTTTATAGTTGGTTATGTAGGCGCTGGCAAACTTATACCAGGTTGCAAAAGAACAGATATAATGTTCCATGCTAAAAGAGGTTTGCAAGAGTTTAGTTATGATACATTAAAATGTATTAAATCTCAAGAACTTACAATACCACCTAGTTTATCTGTACCAATACCACAAGATTATGTAAACTATGTTAAGTGTTCTTGGATAGATGATGTTGGAGCTAAGCACATTATTTACCCTACTAGAGTAACTAGTAATCCAAGAGAACTACCTATACAAGATGATAAAGGTATACCTACTCAAGATGGTTTTGGTGAAAACATAGAAGCAGCACAATCATTTACAGATGATAGATGGGCAGATAGAACGTTAAATGTTGACAATATGCCAGATGACTATAGAGTACCTAAAAGAGATTTTTTATTAGGTCAAAGATATGGTTTACAACCAGAAGAAGCGCAAGTAAATGGCATGTTTACTATAAACAAAAGATTAGGTAAATTTTCTTTTTCAAGTGATTTAGCAGGTAAATTAATTATATTAGAGTATATATCAGATGGTTTAGCTGTAGATGAAGATATGAAAGTACCTAAAATGGCTGAGCAAGCTATGTATATGCATATCTCACATGCTATATTATCAGGTAGAGCAAACGTACCAGAATACATCGTAAATAGATTTAAAAGAGAAAGATCATCAGCACTTAGAAATGCTAAAATAAGGTTGAGTAATATTAAAATAGAAGAAATAGCTCAAGTATTTAGGAATAAAGCTAAGTGGATTAAACATTAATTATGCCAGAAATTAAAAATACTTTCTTAAAATCCAAGATGAATAAAGACTTGGATTCTAGAATAGTTCCTAATGGTGAGTATAGAGATGCTAAAAATGTTAGTGTTAGTAGATCAGAAGGTTCAGATGTTGGATCTCTAGAAAATGTATTAGGTAATTCTCAATTAACTGATTTAAGAGCTAAAATAATAGATCAAGAGAAGCAGAAAATAGAAGCTACATATAATGGCGTAACAATAAGGCCTAATGAAATAAATTTAAGTGAGTTAGAAGTTATTGGTTATTTTTCAGATGTTTCTAGAGATTTAATATTTTTATTTTTAACTGATTATAGAGATTCTTCTGGTGATTTAACTAGTAATTTTGCACCTGCAGATTCTGCAGATACTAGTGTTATTCCAAATACTTTTTATTATAAAGGAGCAGCTTGTTATATAGTACAATATAATACTTTAACTAATGAATCTACAATATTAGTTGCTGGTAACTTCTTAAACTTTTCAAAAACACACCCAATATATAGTGTTAATATATTAGAAAATTTATTATTTTGGACTGACAATAGAAATCAACCTAGAAAAATAAATATTGAAAAAGCATTAAATACTCCTTGGGAAAATTCTGGTGCTAATAATCCTTATTATTATAATGAAGACCATGTATCGGTAGCTAAATTTGCACCATATAATGCTTTTACTTTTTTAGATTCTAGTAATAATAGCACTTTAATATCTAACCATGAAGAGTTTTTACCATCACATATAATTACTACAGCTAGCGCTGGAGCTGGCTCTGCTGGGTCTGCTATAAATATAGTTGGAAATTATACTACTGGTAGTGGTGATTCTGATATAAACGTTAATGACCAATTAGTAATATTAGCTCAAGATCAAGGCACTAGTGCTAATATAGAAAAAGATTACACATATAATATTGCAGCACCCATTACACCCGGTGCTAATACTCAAGTTACAATAACAGGTACGTTTGGAATAAACATAGACACTGGAAGTAGATTATCGATAAGAAGAAAAAATCCAAACTATGATAATTCTTACAAAGGTGATACTAATTTATTAAGAGAGGATTTTGCTAAATTTAGTTATAGATTTAAATATGATGATGATGAGTATTCTATAATGGCTCCTTTTACTCAAGCTGCTTTTGTTCCTAAGCAGTTTGGTTATTTCATAGATGATAATGAAGAGGTTGCTTCAGAATCAACTGATATTAAGTTTATGGAAAATAGAGTTGATCAAGTTAAGTTAAATGTAGATTTACCTTTTGCAGGAACAGATTTATCAAGCACGACTATAGAAGAAAAACTAAAAATAAAAGAAATACAAATACTTGTTAAAAATTCTGATGAGCAAGCGGTGAGAGTTATTGAAGATATTCCTGTTTCTGTTCTAAACTCTTTAGGTAATACTACAAGATATGAATACAATTACTTGTCTTCTAAAGCTATAAAAACTTTACCTGAAGCAGATTTAATAAGAGTTCATGATAAAATACCTGTAAAAGCTTTAGCTCAAGAAATATCTAGTAATAGATTAATATATGCTAATTACTTAAATAAACATAGTTCTCCAGATAATCTAGATTATGATTTATCTTATATACAAAAACCAAATACTGGTACAGGTGTTGAGCTAACTAAAGAATTACCAACACACACTGTTAAGCAGAACAGAAGTTATCAAATAGGTATAGTTTTAGTAGACAGATATGGTAGAGCTTCTAATGTTATTTTTAATGATTCAGGGTCTTCATTATTACTAAATAAAAATTCAACCATATACGCACCTTATAATAACTATGGTTCAACTTGGAATAATTATTTTGGTAATATGTTAGAACTTAATTTAAGATCTAAAATACCTAATACAATATCTACAGAAAATTATCCAGGTTTATATTCAGATACAAATCCAAATGGCTATTATAGTTATAGAATAGTTGTAAAACAACAAGAACAAGATTATTATAATGTATATGTACCTGGTACTTTAGCAGGAGAAGCTTTATGGGATGTTAAACCACAATCTAAGGCTGGATCTGCATTAACAGAAGCTGATGTAGTTGGAGTTATAGATAGTTATTTACCTAACTTTATACAAACTAATAGAATATCAATGATAAATCTATTTAGTGATAATATAAATAAAGTGCCAAGAGAGCTTAAAACATCTTCAAACGCTAATGACGAAACTTTTGGTAGTGAAATTATTTTATACAATAGAGTAAATCCTATATATGATGGGGCTAATTCATATAATACACAATCTACTGTTAGTCCTACTGGAGAAAAAGTTGTATCTATAGAACCATTTAGATCTTTAGGAGATTGGACTAATACTAAAGGTAAATTTTATCCTCTTGGTTCAGACAACTCTTCTACAGTACCTCAACCATGGTATCCTTACTTTCTGTCTCAAAATGGTAGTAATCCTTATGTTTACAACTTCCATGATATATTCTTTAACTCTCAAGCAAATCCATTTATAGCGACAATAGAAACAGATTTTAAAATTGGCGCAACTCCAGAATATACTTCTTCAGTTGTCAACGGAGCAACAGCTGCTGATATGCAAACAGCTAAATTAAAAATAGAAAGAGCTTGGCAAGATCTTGGTGTTTATGAAACTAAACCAACTAAGTCTGTTTTAGATATATATTACGAAAGCTCTAGCTCAGGGTTAATAACGGATTTAAACGACACTGTTATTGCTGCTGTTCCAGTAGGTGTTAGAGATGCTAATAGCAATGACACCGTAAAAGGTCAAAATATAGATTATTTACATTTAGAAAGCGATAATGCTTCTGTAGCTTCTCCTGTAGATGTTACATTAGAGTTTAGATTAGTAGATGCTAATAGTGGTGTTATAGGTGTTAATTCTAGTTTAGAATTTAATCCTGTAAATGGCGTTGTTGATGGATTAAATAATGATAGAACTGGTACTTTAACTAATAACGGAACAGTATCTAGTGAATTTAAAATCATACCTGGTAGTGTTTTATCAAATAGTTTTATAATACAATCAACAAGTAAAAATGTATTTTTATCTGATTCTAATCAAAGTGAAAATTACACTTTTAATCTTTTAGCTACTGATATACAAAATACTACACCATTATACGTAAATGCACCAATACAAATATCTAATTGTCAAATGCAAAATGTTGCACCTATTTTTGTTACACAACCAGATACTTCTTCTGCTTCATATTTAATAGTGTTAAGTGACACAGCTTCTCAATTTCCTCAAACATATGGAAGAGCTCAAGCAAATATAAATGGTACTACTATAAATTATCCAGATATAAAAGTAAACAACGGCTCTTCTGATACTAATAGAGATAAAGAAGAATTAATATTTAAAGTTTTAGAAAATGGTATTGAATCAACAATGTTTACTGTTCAAGAAATTCCACATTTACCTGGAGTTTTCGATGTTTATGTTATAGAACAAGCCATACCTATTGGTACAAATACATTTACTTTAAGTTTAGAAGCTATAGATGCTAATGGAAGTGGATTAAACACTGTTTCAAATGACTTCAATGTGAGAGTTATAAAATCTTCTTCTTAGTAATATATTTAATAAATAAGTGATTATAAGTTATGCCTATTAATATAAAGTATTTTAACTCTTTTGTTTTAAAAAAGAATATAAATGACACTACAGGAAGTGGTAGGGCTGCTTATAAACCTGTTTTTCCTGGTTTACCTTGGAACCCAACAGGGTATCCATTATTTTTTACATCAGGATCATCAGCTGATGGTAGAACTAGTAATAGCACTACAGAACAAAATAAAAGAAATTGGATAATAGAAGAGTCTAGAATAAAAGGAGGCTTTAATGAAGCTGAAGTTGGATATGGTATTAAAGCTTATTTAAGAGAAGACACGAATAAAGGTATTAGAAGAGAAAATGCTTTAATATATTCAGGTGTTTATAATTCTAACACTGGAATAAACGAAACAAATGTATTTTCAGTTGGTGAAGAAATTACAAAAGCTGTTGATCCAAATAATGGTTCTATACAAAAAATACATGCTTTAGATACTAATCTAGCTATATTTCAAGAAAATAAAGTTAGCAACGCTCTTATAGATAAAGATGCTATTTATTCTGCTGAAGGTTCAGGCGTAGTTACATCGACTAATTTAGTTATAGGGCAAATAACGCCTTATGTAGGAGAATATGGCATCAGTACAAATCCAGAAAGTTTTGCTGTATTTGGTTATAGAAGATATTTTACAGATAAATATAGAAATGCTGTAATGAGATTGTCTAGAGATGGGTTAACTGAAATATCACAGTATGGTATGCGTGATTTTTTTAGAGACAAGCTAGCTGAAATAAATGATCAATTTAATAAAATAAGTTTTAATGCTACTTTTGTAAGTTTTGCTACTTCACCTAATTTTTCTATAAGGATATCTAGTAGTTTAGATAAAATAGAAAAAGGTATGCAAGTAAGTATACCATCATCTATTGGAAGAGGTCCTGTTATAGCAACTGTTGTTGGATTTTTTGGTAGTACAAGTGGATCTTTTTTAGATGTTTTTTTAGATAAAAACCCAGGTAGTCCAAGTGGTGATGATGTAACATTTACTAAATATACTAAAGATAAAATTGTAGGTGGTTTTGATAATTACGATGACTTATATATAGTATCGTTACAAAAAGAAACTAATTTTGAAACAGAAACAACTGGTCAAGAAGGTACGTCTATTAACTACTATACTACATCGTTTGATGAAGGATCTCTTGGTTGGACTAGTTTCTACGATTATAAACCATCATTTGCTTTTAGTTTAAAAAATAATTACTACACTACATTCATATCTGATTTATATAGACATCATTCAAATCAAACTAGAAGTGAATTTTATGGTGTTAGATATGGAGCTGATATAACATTTTTATTTAACTCTAATCCTAGTATAGTTAAAAACTTTAAAACAATTAACTATGAAGGAAGTAACGGTTGGCAAGTTGATTTATTTAAGTCAGATGCTGAAGGTGTAGACAATGCTACTTCTTATAATGATACAGCTAACACTGTAAAAAGTTATAATGAAGGTGTTTATATAGACGGAGGTATTGAGTATAGAGTAGGATTTAATAGAAAAGAAAATAAGTATTTTGCAAACTTAGTAAATAATAGCGCTGCTAGACCTGGAGAAGTGTTATTTGGAAATACAACAACAGGTATTAAAGGATATTTTACAACAGTAAAACTTTCTACAGATACCACTACAGACGTAGGTGGATCAAAAGAATTATTTGCTGTCTCAACAGAATTTGTAGTATCATCAAGATAAAAATATAATTATGGGGCAAATATTAGAATGGACAAAAGAAAACCCAGAGCTAACTAAAGCTATAGCTAGCACTATTCCACTTATAATGGGCATGAATCAAGCTTCTAAAGCTAAAAAAGCAAATGAAGATTATTTAAAAGAATTAGATACATTAGAAAAAAATAGACAACAAGTTGTAAATCCATACGCTAGTGTAACTAATCCATTTCAAAATATGCAAGTAGCTACTCAAGCTGCTGAGATGCAAGCTGAACAAACAGATATAGCTTTAGCTAATACTTTAGACACGTTAAGAAGAACTGGAGCAGGTGGAGCAACCGCTTTAGCTCAAGCAGCATTAAAATCTAAGCAAGGTATTATGGCAAGCATAGAACAGCAAGAAATTAATAATGCTAAATTAGCAGCTTCCGGTGAGCAAAAAATGCAACAACTTCAAGGTCTTGGTGCTCAAGAAGCTTTTAAAGCACAAGAAAAAAGAGAAGAGGCTTCTTTAGATAGATTACAAAATTTAGCTGACATTGAAGCAGAAAGAAGAGCTGAAGGTCAAGCTGTAAGTATAGGAGCTTTAGGTGATATAGCTAGTTCACTTACTGGTTTAATAGATCCATCAATAAAAGAAGAATAATGGGAACATATAGAAAACCTCAATCAACTGATTTAGAAACAGGGACAGGAGCTTCAGTAAGAGCTATTAGCCCAGCTCAAGCTGCTTTAGAAGCTACAAGAGGATTTACTAAAACTTTTGGTGATAGAGTTAAAGCTGTAACTGATTTTGAAAATCAAGCAGCTGAAAGATATAGAAAACAAGCTGAAAAAGTTGCTAATTTAGAAGATTTAGATCCAAAGAATCCTTTTGATGATTTACAAGATGAATTTACAGATTTAGTTACTAATCTATATAAATTAGATATATCTTCTTTTGAAGGTGATAGATCTGAATATAATAAAGAATTAGCTAAAATAAATAAATTACTAGGTAACTATCAAGGTATAATGGGTTCTATAGAAGGTACTTTAGAAGAATACAATAGTAAAAGTCCTGAAGAATTAAAAAGAAAAGTAGCAAGATCATCTTGGATAGGGCCTGATGGCGAACAAAGGTTAAAGTATTTAGAATTAGTAAATGATCCATCTAAAATGGGTTTTAAAATAAAAGATGGTGATATAGTTGTTACTTACGACGGTGAAGATCTATTTAGTGGAACTCAATATCTTAATTCAACAAAAAAAGGTTTTGGATTAGTAGAGTATACACCTGATATGAGTGAAAAAATTGATGCTGCTGGAGAAAAAGCATATAAAGGATTAGGTGATCTTGAACAAGAAAAAATAATTCAATCTATAAATCTTGGAAAAAATTACAATACTTTAACTCAAGTTGAAAAAACAAGTTATGATAATGCTATTGAAGAATATAGAAGAAGATTAAATGAAAGTACAGATCTTGCAGCTACAGTTAATGAGTCTACTTTTCAAAGGTTTGTTGATGATCCAAACGTATATGATAAAAATAAAGATGCAGATAGAACTAAACAAGCTATTATAGATTATTTAGTAAAGCAAAAATTCCCCCAATCAGAAGTTATAAAAAAAGAACAAACTAAAATAACTGGTGCTACTACTGCAGGTCAAAGAATTAAAGGCAAAGATAAAGATATACAAATTAAGCCATTAGATTTTTCTAAAACATTTGATATACTAGAAAGTGATTCTTATATTAAATTTAAAAAAGCTATTAAAAATATTGGTGGAGAAAACTTTAATGAAGAATTAATTCAAAAATTCAGAAGTGCTAAAGGTATAAAAGATTTAAAAGCTTCTTTAAACCCATATATAAATAAAGAAATTAAAATAGGTAATGTTAATAGACAAATAGCTGAGTTTGAGATAGATGTAGATAGTGATGGAGATATTGTTTTAAAACCATTATATAT